TTTAGAGATCAACCTGGAATACAAACACCGGGCGGAACTCTGACACAAGGACAAGAAAATTTAGTATTCAGTGCTGTAAAAGTCACTAATTACTTTAGGAATGGTGCATTTACACAGCGGCTTAGTGGTCTAAGCAGGCATTTTAGAGGAGCCATTGGTAATCCAGATACTGTAAATGATGATGAATTTAACGATACTGGACTGCCGTTTGGACAAAGCAATCTTAAGGCATCTCCTAGTGAAATTCCAAGCGGGTCAAGTACTTTGACAGCAGTGGCAACACCAACACAACGTCGTCGACTACAGAGCGGTGGTAATACTACAAACACTAACATTGACACAAGTTTACCTTTTAGAGATGTAGAGATAAACGGCACACTAACTAGGGTGTATGGTACATCAGCTGACCTCTTGCAGTACTATGGTGATCAGGGTGTTCAGCCAAAACCTGGAAGCACTGTAATAAGCGACGATGCGGGTGACGCGGTATTAAAAAATTAAGGTTTAGAAATGGTAGATAACGTTCAAAAAAGCACAGGAACCAGTAGAGCATATAAAACTGACGCTGGCGGAGCACCAGTCGATCCGGGCCCCCACATTGGCATTGTAAAAAATAACGTAGATTTGGCTCGCACCGGAAGATTACAAGTATACATTGAATATCTTAGTTTAGAAAATGAAAACGACCCGCAAGGCTGGAAATCAGTAAGTTATATTTCGCCTTTTTACGGACAAACAAGTCCACCATCACCAAAAACTGGCAACGGTAGTTTTTTACAAAATCCACACAGTTATGGCATGTGGTTTACTCCTCCTGATATTGGCACAAGAGTAATATGTGTATTTGCACAAGGAGATCCTAACCAAGGTTATTACTTTGGTAGCGTAGTAAATCCTGATTCTCACCATATGCTTCCAGCAATTGGTTCTAGTACAAATTATGAAGCAAATGCCGAGCTTACATCAACTTATTTTAAAAACTCTAGTGCCTTACCTGTTGTTGAAATAAATGATAAAAATGCCGCGGCAGATGGTCCCCGATTCTTTGATTTGCCAAAACCAGTACATTCTTATGCTGCCTTTGTTCTACTGCAACAAGGTTTGCTCACTGATCCAGTTCGAGGTGTTATTGGTAGCAATAGTTATAGAGAAACGCCTAGCACTCTATACGGCATTAGCACACCTGGACGTCCAATTTATGGCGGGGGATATAATGAAACTGAATTTCAAACTGCCCTCTCACAAGATGCTAACAGTCCAGGCGCATCGTCCTTAGATAATTTTGAAATTGTTGGAAGACGCGGTGGACATAGTCTCATTATGGATGACGGTGACAGCAGTGGAAACGACCAACATGTTCGTTTCCGTACTGCACAGGGCCATCAAATAATCATGAGCGATACTGGACAGTGCGTCCATATCATGCATGCAAATGGACAAAGTTGGATTGAACTTGGCAGTGAAGGTACTATCGATCTTTACGCAACAAATAGTGTTAACATACGCAGTAGTGGCGACATTAACATGCATGCTGACCGCAATATTAATTTGAATAGCAGATATGGAAGCCTTAACCTTGCTAGCGATCGTGCTGTTGTTGTTGAAAGTGATGTAATTCAAATTACAGGTAAAAAAGCCATGTTAATGGCCAGTGAAAAATATGTAGGAGTTCGAAGTGACGGAACATTGAGCCTAAAAGCAGAAAAAACTGGAACATTCAATGGCGGTGACAACATGGTAATGAGTGCTGGATGTATAAGCCTTAATGGCGGCTCTGCGCCAGACGTACCAAAGACTGTAAGGCTTAACAGATATAAATTACCCGATGTGACCTGGAAAGAAAATGAAGGATGGGAAGTTAAACAAAACGAGCTTGAAACTATTGTGACACGAGCTCCAACACATGAACCATATCCACTACATGGCAGAGGAATTAATACTCAGGCAAATTTATCGAGTGTTGCTGAAGATGTACCATTGCCAGTTGAGGTGCAAGAGCGATTAGCCAGTATACAAGACTTACAGGTAGCAACTATTAGCATTGCGGACTATGAAGCAACCGCCTACCCAGACAACAGAGTTGGCGAACTAGATCAAAACCAAGTTCGTGCAATGCTTGCACAACAAACTTTTGTGACTGGACAACCAGCTAATGTTATCAGCAACGAAAAAGGCGTAGGGAAATATGGATTCACAGCGTCGCAGTTAGAAACGGCTGGATATCTAAAGCCAGGCACAGTTGAATTTTACCTTGAAGGTGATATCAACACTGAAGTTGATATTTTGCAAAATCCTAATGTGTGGACAGGACTTGTAGGTATCGACAATGTTAGTACTTTGCTTAATGATAGCGAATTACAGGACGCAATACAAAGTGACCTGTATGCCACCGGACTTAACAATTTACAAAATCTTGGCATAGTATCTGGTCAAGAGAATCCAGCGGACCTTGCAGGATTGGTGCAAGCCGCAAGTGTATATCCAGCCGAAACTGTGCGGGATTGGATAAATGGTACCGTACAAAGTACACCAATCTTGAATGACATAAACACAATGGTTAGAGGTACACAGTTTAGTGTTAATCTTGCAGATGAAAAGATTAGCAATGACATAAAAGGCATTATAGCGGCAAACGATCAAGTGGGCACTGCAAATAGATTATCTATTGATGTATCAGCCGCATCTGTGCTAGATGAGAAAACACCTCCACCTAATTATGCAACATCGTTTGAACAGCCACCAAGAGTCCGCCAACTTGCAAGCAATGGAAATCTGACACAGTTCAACATTGATCCTAGTGATCCATATGTACTTCGAATCATCAATGATGTTCTTACAAAAATACACGGCACCAGAGAACTTTTGCTGAGATACTACGGACCTGCACAGCCACAAGATAGGCTTTGATAAAAGGGTAAATACAGTATGGCAACTTTTATTGGATACAATACAATCAATCAAGTGAAGAATTATGTTCTAACTGATTTTGATTTAATAAAACGTGATTTACTCAATGCTTTTAGTATTAGACAAGGTGAAGTTGTCGGGCGCCCCGAAGTTGGTACAACTCTTTGGAATTTTATGTTTGATAATCAAACCCCCGAAATTACTCAAGATATCTACAATGAGGTACAGAGAGTGGTAGCTTTAGATCCTAGAATCTATGTTAGTGATGTACAAGTATATGTACAAGATAACGGTATACTAATTGAGCTCCAAGTTGATACTGTTGGTACCACCGACGTTGCTAGTCTCTCACTGTTATTCGACGAAAATAATCGTCGTGCCAGTTATGTATAAACTAGGTATATTATTCAAGCCATAAATACTTCATCGGAAGGGACTATGGCAAAGACAACAAGACAAACCAGTATTTTTGGTGTAGAAGATTGGAAGCGTATCTATCAAACTTATAGAGAAGCTGATTTCCAGAGCTACGACTTTGAAACATTAAGAAAAAGTTTCATTGATTATATTCGTTTATATTACCCTGAAAGTTTTAACGATTACATTGAAAGTAGTGAATTCATAGCTCTGCTTGACGTTATGGCCTTTATGGGTCAGTCTTTAAGTTTCAGAAACGATCTTAACACCCGTGAAAATTTTATTGATACTGCAGAACGTAGAGACAGTGTTGTTCGTTTAGCCGACCTGGTAGGATATACCCCAAAACGTAATTCTGAAGCACAAGGATATTTAAAAGTCACTAGCGTATTGACCACAGAAAATGTAAAAGATTACAATGGAAATAATCTAAGTAATATTAACATCAAGTGGAACGATACAACAAACGCAGATTGGCTAGAACAGTTTAGTGTGGTAGTAAATTCTTGTTTGGTTAATAGTCAGAGGTTTGGTCGCCCAGGCAACAGTAAAAATATTCTTGGAGTGCAAACTGATCAATACACTGCAAATTTAGTCACAGGCTTCTTACCAGTCATACCTTTTGACAAAACAGTCAACGGTACAGCAATGGCCTTTGAAGCTGTTAGTGCTACCATGGACAATGAAGAATATGTGTATGAAAATAGTCCTAGACCTGATGGCGAATTTAATTTTCTATATCGCAACGATCGCCTTGGGTATGCAAGTCCAAATACAGGATTTTTCTTTTATTTTAAACAAGGCACACTACAAGCAGTTGATTTTAATTTAGCCGAGCGAATCAGTAATCGAGTGGTTGCGGTTAACGTTGAAGGTGTTAACAATGAAGATGTTTGGTTGTACAGTTTAGATGCAAATGGTAATGTTGACCAGGAATGGACCAAGGTCGAAAATATCTTTGCTGCAGCAGCCGAACAGACCACACCAAATTCACGCACATATTATAGTGTATCAAGTCGAACCAATGATCAAATAAGTCTGAATTTTGGCGACGGAGTGTTTAGTTCGATTCCAGTTGGCAATTTTAGAAGTTATGTTCGAGCAAGCAATGGGTTGCGATATATTATCAATCCTGAAGATATGCAAGAAATAAGCATCAGTATTGTGTATCAAAGCAAGACTGGCCGTAATGAAACTATTACATTTACTTGTCAACTAAGTCAACCAGTTAGTAATGCTACAAACAGGGAAAATATCAACGATATTAAAAATCGGGCTCCTGCAAGATTCTACACGCAGAACCGCATGGTAAATGGTGAGGACTACAACAATTTCCCATATACTTTGTTCAATACAATTATTAAAAGTAAAGCAGTTAATCGAAGCAGTATCGGAACCAGCAGATACCTTGATTTAGTAGACATCACTGGCAAATACAGTAGTACAAATGTTTTCTCCAGCGATGGTTTGATTTACGAAAAAAATCTTCTCCCGTCATTTACCTTTGAATTTGCGGATCTCAATGATATCAACAACGTTATCAGAAATCAGGTTGAAAGTATTTTACAAAGTAGAGGTATGCTTGAGTTTTACTACCAAAATTTCCCTCGGCCAGTGTTAACTTCTTTAAACTTAATTTGGAGGCAGAGCACAACTCAAACAAATCAAACGACAGGCTACTTTGAATTTTCTACATCTAATTCACCGGCACCAGTGGGCTCAACCACAAGCGATAATAAGAAGTACATTGATGCAGGAAGTCTAGTGAAATTTGAAGCCCCAACAGGTTATTATTTTGACCGAAACAACAGATTACAATTAGGATCTCCTACACAGGCTGATCAAAAATTATTCATATGGGCCTCAGTAAAAACAGTGGTGCTCGACGGTACTAACTTTGGAACTGGTAATTTGTCAGACGGTAGTGGGCCAGTTGTTCTTACTTCTTTTGTGCCAACAAATGCAATACCAACAGTGGTGATACCGCAGTTGGATAATGATTTGCCATCAACCTTAGAGCAAAGTATGTCTGAACAGATTGAACTTTATAGGACATTCGGAATTGGATACAACAATTTAACTGATACTTGGTATATAATCACTAATATCAATCTAAACGCTTCAGACACATTTAGTTTAGCTAATGCACAAAATACAAGCGGAACAAGTTTGGATAATAGTTGGTTAGTAAAGTTCGAAACTGATGGTGTCACTTACACTGTCACAAGTAGAAGTTTACAAAGATTCTTTGGCAGTGTTTTGCAAACAAGATTCTTTTATGACGGATCTCAGCGAGTATATGATCCAAAAAATGGAAAGGTTATTAATGATTTTGTAAATGTTTTAAAAACAAATAGTCAGCCTGATTCAGCTAGTCCGTTAAACAGTGATGTTGTTGTTGATATTGTGGGACAACCAGTTGAAGCTGATGGATTTGTTGATGACTTTAGAGTGCAAGTTAGTTTCAATGATGCAGACAACGACGGAGTACCCGACGACCCTGATTACTTTGAAACCATAGTTGCACCAACTGTGAACATCACAAACAAGTATGTGTTTTTACAAAGAACCACTGATTTTGACAATCTTGAAAGATACCTTCCGCTTGACTCCGGAAAGGTTATTACGGACTTTACTAATCTTGACAGCATCGAATTGAACAAATCAGAATATTCAAATGGACAAATCTTTTATGCTACTGCAACAAGGTTATTTTATGAGCTAACTGTTGCAGCTAACGGGATTAGAACTATCACGCAAACCAGTGGATATGAAGCCTTAATTGGACGGCAAGATCTTTATTTTCAATATAGGCATAATGCGCCATTAAGTCGAAGAATAGATCCAGGCACAACCAATATTATTGATCTATATCTGGTGACAAGCACATACTATACAGCATATCAAAATTGGATTAAGGATACAACTGGTCAGGTGTCAAAACCCTCACAACCAACCATTGATGAATTAAACGCAAGTTATAATTCTATAAACAAATACAAAATGATATCCGACAATATGGTGCTCAACAGCGTGACCTTTAAACCTTTGTTTGGCGATAAAGCCGAAGAAAATCTTCGTGCCACTATCAAAGCAGTAAAAAATCTTAATAGCACAGCAAGCAACAGCGAAATAAAAAGTCGAATTATTGCTGCAATGAATGAATTCTTTACCATAGAAAATTGGGATTTTGGAAATACATTTTATTTTTCTGAGTTGAGCGCATATTTGCACGATCAACTAGGTGACATCATCAGCAGCGTTGTACTTGTTCCAGTAGATCCTTTAAAATATTTTGGCGACCTTTACGAAATAAGGTGTCAACCAAATGAAATTTTTGTAAACGCTGCCACTGTAAACAATGTAGAAGTAATAACTGCGTTAACAAGTAGCCAATTAAGAACTGCGACAGGTAGTGGAGTAGAGTAGTAAATGGCAAGTCAAATTAGAAGTATTGATTTTTTACCTGAAGTATTTCGTACAAAAGCCAACGAACAACTTCTAAGTGCAACGCTGGATCAGTTAATACAAGAACCAAAATTAGCGCAAACACAAGGATATATCGGAAGGCGTGTAGGGCCTGGTGTTAACCCAAACGATTCTTATATTCCTGAGTTAACTGCTCCTCGAAACAACTATCAACTTGAACCAGGTGTCACCTTTTTAAAACCTAATACTCCTACTGCTGACGGAGCCTTAACATATCCAGGATTAGTAGACAGAATTGGAAATGAAGGTGGCTTGACCAACAGATACGATCGATTGTTTAACAGCGAGTACTATAGCTGGGATCCATTTGTTGATTTTGACAAGTTTATAAATTTTAGTCAATACTACTGGTTGCCCGACGGTCCCGACGAAGTTGATGTATTTGCAACAGATATTCCTCTAACACAAGACTTTACTGTCACGAGAACAGCAAAAACCCTAACATTCAGCGGCGAGGCAGGAAATCTGCCAACTATTACCATAGCAAGGCAAGGTAATTATACATTTGCAGTAAATCAGCCTGGTAATCCTTTTTGGATCCAAACGGTACCTGGAGCTGACGGTACTCTTTCTTATAATGATAGAAGCAGTCGAGATATCCTTGGTGTCACTAACAATGGTGATGATCAAGGAACAATATCATTTAATGTACCGACTAAAAGCGCACAAGATTTTTATGTAAATTTAACATCTGATGGCAATGTTGATTTAGTTTCTAGCTTACAATTAGATGACATAAATGGACAAAGACTCAGCACGTTTCTAGCAACCTATAAAGGAATCGACGGGATCACAGATTTGCGTAGTCGTACTGTGATATTTTTAGCTCAACCCGACGGGCTGGAAGGAGGGTGGACTCTCGACGGCAGCACAGAAATTACAGATGATTCTACCAAATACGCAGTTTGGAGAATTAATTATTCATCAGATTCTGATCCAATTTTATCCCTTACTGTTGAAAGAGAAGTTAACAATCTTAAGAAACTATTAGTGAACTATGGTACAGTGTACGGTGATTACTATATGTACAAAGATGCCAATGGTTATTATGCAGTGGTTCCACTAATAACAGCAAATCTTGACACCTTATATTACCAAGATGTTAATAATCCTGATTTGTTTGGGGTGATAAGGCTAGTTGACACACCTACAAATATTGAGCTCGATATTGATGATATCATTGGAGCAAAGAATTATACAAGTCCTAATGGCGTAGTTTTTACCACCGGTTTAAAAGTTCAGTTTGAAGGACGCACTACGCCTGAAATTTATGCAGGCAACAAATATTATGTAGAGGGTGTAGGCAATGCAATAAAACTTCTACCAGTCACAGATTTTTATACCCCAGAAAAATACACTCAGTCTGAAACAATACCTTTTGATTCTTTAGGGTTTGATGATGGTGGTTTTGAAGCGTCGCTAAATGCTCCCACAGCCACCGACTATCTAACAATAAATCGCGCCAGTAAAGACGGAAATCCATGGACACGCAGTAATAGGTGGTTCCACATTGATGTAATTTATGCTACTGCAAGCTATAATAACACTGTTGCTGTTTTAAATCAAGACAATCGTGCAAAACGTCCGATCTTAGAATTTAATACTGGTTTACGATTGTTTAACTTTGGAACTGAATCAATTGCACCAGTTGATGTAATCGATACCATTGAGCTCGATGCGTTAAGCAATGTTAATGGTTCCATTGGTTATAGCTCTGACGGATACACATTACAACAAGGATCAAGAATAATTTTTGCTGCAGATCTTGATTCTAAAGTGCGCAATAAAGTTTATCTTGTTAATTTTGTCACAATCGACGATAGTAGTGAACCAATTATTGACTTACAACCAGCTGATATTACAAGTGCTGGTGCTTTGCTTGACCAAACTGTCACAGTATTAAGTGGCATAGAAAATCAAGGCAAATGTTATTCTTATAATGGCACAGCATGGGTAGAAGGTCAACAAAAAATTGCAGTCAATCAGGCACCGTTATTTGATATTTTTGACAACAATGATTACAGTTTAAGTAATACTACAATCTATCCAGGAACAAGTTTTGCCGGTACAAAATTGTTTAGTTATGCTACTGGTACAGGCACAAACGACACGGTGCTTGGTTTTCCGTTAAAATACTTGTCAATTGATAATATTGGTGATATTGTTTTTGCAAATAATTTATACAGTGATACATTTGTGTATGTCTCAAACAATACAAGCACAACATCAAATATATCAGTGGGCCACAGTAAATGTTATACCAGTCGAACAACAAACACTAACAAAATAGGTTGGCAAACAGCTCACACGCAAACCACCAGCAGACAAATTTTTACCTTTGAATATAACAATCTTCCATTAGTACTAGACGTACTCGCTGATGACAATGCAGATACTGTACCATTAAAAGTTTTCCAAGATGATACTTTTATTTTACCTAGCCAGTATACAACAACTACCAACAATCAGGGTTTCACTGAAATAACATTCGTTACGCCACCAGCAGTTGGAACAAAAATTGAAGTAAGTGTTGTTAGTAAAACATCAAGTAAAATTGCATATTATTCAGTGGCTACAAACTTAGAAAACAATGCGATTAACACAAACAGTGGTACGTTCACTCTCGGAACTGGACGTGGACATTACAATACGATTTGTCAAAATTTAACAAACTTTTCTGGACAAATTACTGGTGCAAACAACCTAAGAGATTTAGGTAACGTTGTTCCATACGGTGAAAATGTTATCCAAAACAGTTCACCACTAACATTTGCCTCAACTTTTTTATACAAAAAAGAATTTGACTTTTTCGATTCGATTGACTGGGCAGGGTATCAATATGAGCAGTATAAAAATCTATTGTTGAACGCAGTTGCAAATTCAGATTGGTCGGGCTACATCACAGCCAATATTTTAGACGAAGTGGTTGAGTCGTTAAGCCTTGGCAAAACTGAAAATTCTCCGTTTTACTGGAGTGATATTTTACCAAGCAATAAAACGTTTGATGAAACAGTTTATACCTATAATATTTTGTCGTCAAACATTTTTGACACTCTGTATAGTTATAACTTTACCAGTGCAAACTACCAAGGATTGGTAGTGTATCTCAATGATAATATTTTGGTAGGTGATGGCCATGAATACAGTGTAGGGACAGATGGTCCTCGAATCACTATTAATACTGATGCCGTTACATTAACAGTAGGCGATAAAATCAAGATCAGAGAATACACTACGACGTATGGTAGTTTTGTCCCTGCTACACCAAGTTCAATGGGGTTAAGCAAAGTCTACAAACCTCAGAAATATCTCGACAACACCTACACAACGCCTACAAACGTGATTCAAGGCCATGACGGTAGTATTACAGTAGCTTTTGATGATATACGTGACGATGTTCTATTAGAATTTGAAACTAGAATTTATAGTAATATCAAAGTGGCTAATCGATATAGTGCGCCTATTGATCCTGAAGAAGTGGTGCCAGGATTTTTTAGAACCACAGATTATACCTTGACAGAAGTTAATCAAATCTTGGCGGACAATTTTTTACAATGGGTAGGATCCAACAAAATTGATTATAAGTCTCAAACTTACGACAATGAAAATGCCTTTACCTACAATTACTCTCGCTCACTTAATAAGTTAGACAATTCACTACTTACTGGTGGTTGGCGAGCAATTTATTCCAGTTTATATGATACAGATCGACCACATACTCATCCGTGGGAAATGTTAGGTCAGCCAGAAAAACCAAGTTGGTGGGAAGACACCTATGGACCTGGTCCATATACCAGTGGTAACCTTGTATTGTGGCGGGATCTAAGAGATGGAAAACTTGCAAATCCTGCAGGCGCAACAATCCTTCCAGAATTTAAAAGACCACAACTACTTGAGATTATCCCAGCTGATAGCGAAGGTAATCTTTTACCACCACTTGATGTAATTGTAGGATCTTACGATCAAAACGGTTTTGCAAAAAGTTGGGTTTTTGGCGATCAGGGACCTGCCGAAACAGCCTGGAGAAGAAGTAGTCAGTATCGGTTTGCTCTACAAAGGTTATTTGCATTGACAAAAACTGCAAAATATTTTGCATTAAATGCTGACATTGATCGTTATACATATGACACCAGTTATAATCAGTATCTATACGATAAGCGTTACCGAATACAGCCAGCAACACTACAAGTATACGGCAATGGCATTGCAAAAAACAGCTATATTAATTTTATCGTTGATTATAATCAATTAAGAGGGTTAGACAGCACCACTGAGTTGTCTGCTACACTGGAAAATCTTAACATACAATTAATTTACAGACTTGCTGGTTTTAGCGATAAAAAATATTTGAAAATTTTCAGTGAAAAAGGATCTCCAAACAGTTTAAATTCAAGTTTGCTTTTGCCGGATGAAAGTTATCAACTTTTATTGTATAAAAATCCATCATTTGAAACAATAGCATGGAGTTCAGTAATTGTCCAAAGAACTAGTACTGGGTATAGCGTTGACGGATATAGTAGAGCTAAACCGTACTTTAGAATACTAGCAAGCAAACCAAATGGCAATTTTGATACAATTAATGTAAATGGCAAGCAAGCTCGCATTCCAAAGGATTTTAGTGATACGGTAGTAAAAGTTCCATACGGATACACATTTACAACAATAAATGGTGTTGTTGACTTTTTGGTTAGTTATGGAAAACTGCTAGAACAACAAGGTTTAATTTTTGATAATGTTGAAAATAACGTGACCTTAAATTGGGTGCAGATTGCCAGGGAGTTTGTTTATTGGACCACTCAAGGTTGGGCACCCGGAAGTATTATTAACCTAAACCCTGGAGCAAATGTTCTAAAAATTGAACGAGAATACTCTGTGGTTGATTCTTTGGTGAACAATCAACTTCTCGACCAAAACAATAAAGTGCTAACACCCGACAATTATGTGATTTACCGTACAGATAATTTAATGGAAATAACGTCGCAACAAAACAAAGCACTTTGTTATTTAGATGCCAGCTTAGTATCATATGAACATATGATAATATTTGATAACACTAGTATTTTCAATGATCTTTTATATGATCCCGCTACTGGGTTAAGACAATACCGACTATTGGTCGATGGGTATAAAACCTATGACTGGAATGGTACATTAGATGCCGAAGGATTTATTCTAAACCAGGATAATATTAAAGAATGGGTTCCAAACCAATCTTATAGTAAAGGTGAAATTGTGCTATACAAAGATGCCTATTGGAGTGCCGGCAAGTTATTGTCACCAACTTCAACTTTTAATTTCAATGACTGGATTAAGAGTGACTATAATCTAATAAGCAAAGGTTTATTGCCAAATGCTGCAACAAAAGCAGCATTAATTAACAATTATTATGATACAAAGACCGCAAATCTTGAACAGGACGCGGATCAACTATCTTTTGGATTAATCGGATTTAGACCAAGACAATACATGCAGAATCTTAATCTTGATGACATCAGCCAGGTAAATCTTTATCAACAATTTATTGGAACCAAAGGAACCACGCAAGCCGCTGAAATCTTTACTCAGGCTAATCTTAATAAGGAAGTTGCTGATTACCAAATCTTTGAAAACTGGGCACTACAACGTGCTATCTATGGTGCTAATGCAAACCGTTCATATTATGAATTGCAACTTGATGAATCCAAATTGTTGAGTAATCCTGCTACCATTGGTGTCGTAGAACCAGAAAACACTTCTAAAGCAGATCAGAAAGTATTAGTTGACCAAATTTATAAAGCCAGCTACAACATTGAGTCACCTAACATTTTACCATTATTGACTGAAAATCAGCCTGACATTGAACTTCCATCTGCAGGTTATGTAAACTATGATGAGGTTGACATCAAGATTTTTGATTTTGACAACTTGCTCCCAGTACTTGATAACATATCAAACCTCCTTGTGGGAACAAGCATCTGGGTAGCAAAAGATAACTCATATGATTGGAATGTTTATACCAATAGTTTAGTGGTACATGAACTTATAGAGGTACGTGACAACCTTAATGGCACATGCACATTTACATTTAATGGACAACATGGGTTACTTCAAGATCAATACATTGTGGTAAGATTTTTCAGTGATCTGGTAGATGGCGCATTTCAAGTTGTAAGTGTTCCAACTTTGAATAAGGTCACAGTTGCTTTTGGACTACCTGATTCAACTGTTTCTCTTACCGGTATTGGCATAGTTTTCGTCTTAGAAAGTGTTAAAGTAAGACAATCTAGTGACATTGTGAATCTTGGCTTTGTAAATTCACTTTTGCCTGGACGCCAGGTTTGGTCAGATGATGACGGTACTGGAAATTGGGCAGCCTATCAAAAAATTGAACCATTTACCTTTGCCACGGATATCGAGGCATCCACTCCAGTGTTTAACAACCTCTTTGGTTCATCAATTTCCCAAGGTTTATCAAATCAAGGAATGGTAATTGGTGCGACTGGCTTTAACAGTGGCATTGGAGCATTGTACACCTATAATTTGAATGACACTGGTTTCTTCACTGAAAAAACTATTTTTTCTCCAGCAACTACCGACACTTTAAATTTTGGTAAAAGTACAGACACTGGCGGTACAAAATGGATTGCATCTGGTGCAAATCTAAGTGATAGTTCACGTGGATATGCTTTTGCACTGAACAGGAATGTTGATACTGGAAACTTCTTTTTAACACAATGTTTTGTTGAGAACGATTTAAGCAGTGGAAGCCAGTTTGGATATGATGTTGCAGTTAGTAACGATGAAAGATGGATGTACATTTCTGCTCTTGGGGATGATAAAGTTTACTGCTACAACAAAACCACCGTACAATTACAACAGGTGACTTTTTTTGGTGACGGTGCGCAAAACAACTTTGATATTACAGGACATATTGTAGTTGATGATGACAGTGCTGATGGTGGAATTGGAAGCCAACAGATACTAATAAATGTAAATGGGGTCCCACAAGTCTTGGGCACAGATTTTTCATTCGTTAACAATATTGTGGCATTCACCACACCACCAAACACAAGCGATGAGATAGTCATTAGGAGAAAATCAAGCATATCCTATTACCCAACTGTGTCAACTCCTACTTTTAGTGTAGAAGACATTTATCCTATCACTGACATCTATAGTTTTAGCGTGACTGTAAACGAAGTAGTGCAGCGACCATTTCTTGACTATACATATAATGCAAACACCAAGATTGTGACTTTAACGTCAGGCATAACTGGCAGTATAATTTTTAATTCTCGAGACAGCTGGACGCTCGTTGACACAATTAACATCGGTTCAGGAGATTCTGCAAGTTTAACAACTTTTGGCTACAGCATTGATACTACAACAGATGGCAGACAACTTATAGTTGGTTCTCCATTTACCAGTGCCGGTGATGAAATTGTCGGAGCAGGTAAAGTTTTTCTCTATGATAGAAGCGTAGAGCGTTTCCAGGTCACTGACACTACAAATAAAGTATTCACAACTTTAAGAACACCAGTAGGTTCTCCAACTGTCAAACTCAATAATGAATTTTTACAGCCAACTCCATTCAACAATAATGGACAATATACTGTATCAGGCAAGACGATTACATTGGATACGGCTGTGACTTTAACTGTAGGTGACATTGTTGAAATTGAAACAAACGTACTTAATTTAATGCAAACACTCGAAAGCAATCATATCGATCAAGATATAAATTTTGGAACAAAAGTTATACAATGTCCAACAAATTGCAGTTTGTACGTAGGTCAGCCAAACGTTAGTACTAAAGGACCTCAGGACGGAGCTGTTGAACGTTGGATTAATCAGAATCGTTTGTACGGTTTAATTACAAGCACTGGCGATCAACCGATCTTACACCCTGGTGATACTATCAGAATCAATAACTATGATATAGCGGTTGTAAATCCAGAAACTTGGACAAGCGGACGCACTTGGACAGCTGGAGATTTTGCAAGAGACGGTGATACCATTTGGTTAGCCTTGCAAAATGTACCAATTGGTACAGCAACTAGCGACACTGAATATTGGCAACGCAGCAACTGGGTGCAAAGTTATGCAAATGATATCAATGACGCTGATATTCCAAACGTTGTTGCGTCGTATGCAAACGGTAAATTAACACTGTCTTTGGTAAACACCCAGGCAGGTGACGAGTTCATTAAGTTAATTGTACTTCCAGGTATCGGAGGTGCATGGACATCATTGGCATTTAAGCCAATGACCTATGCTCAAACTCTTTATGCACCAGTTGCATATGATTATGCACATTTTGGTCAAGAGATTGATGTAAGCGATGACTCATTGACCCTTGCAGTAGGATCACCAGATGGCGCTGCATACTTGCCAACGGTATACGATCAAGCAACAACTACGTTTGACGCTGGAGCCCTTAACTTTATTGATGCTGTTGACTCGAGTGGTGTGGTTTACACGTTTGATTTCCTAGCGAGTGCAAATGCAAATGCACAAAATCCAGGCAAGTTTGTACTAGGACAACAAATATTTGATACAACTATTCAGCCTCAGGATCAGTTTGGATTTGCTGTGAGCTATAATAACGGGCGACTGGTTGTTGGTGCACCAAATGAAGATTTAGATGATAGTGTAGGTCAATACGGTAAGTCATTACAATATAATAATATTAACCAACAGTCATCTTGGCAAGTAAAATATGCACAACAACCTATTGTTGACGTACAACTTATAAATGGAGTTTTTACCTACAATAGAAACACTGCCGCTCTTACCAGTAATCTCGATTACATAGATCCAATCAAAGGCAAAATTTTAGGCAGTGTTCAGCAAAACATAGACTTTTTAACGCCAACTGATCCTGCACAGTACAACACTGGTAGTGTAAACAACAATGGTAGCTATTGGGACAATGAACATCTTGGACAAATTTGGTGGAATCTAAGTACGGTAAGATTTATTGATTATCACCAAGATGATACAACTTATAAATCAAAACGTTGGGGACAACTTTTCCCAGGAAGTGCTGTTGACATTTACCAATGGGTTAGTAGTAGCGTGCCACCAGGTGAGTATACAGGCCCTGGCACAGTGTTTAGCAATACCAGTTATAATATAACAAGCACTCTTGATGCAAACAATATATTTGTGACACAGTACTATTTTTGGGTTAAAAACTTAACTACAGTAGCAACAGATATTGGTAAGACATTAAGTGCTCAGGCAATGGCACAGTATATTGAAAATCCGTCGAGTAGTGGTATTCCATATATTGCACCGTTGTCACCTAGCACGATTGGTTTATATAATGTTAGAGACTTGGTAAGTGCAACCGACACTATACTGCACATTGAATTTGATAAAATTAGAAATAACGACAATGTACACGTAGAATATGATTTGATTGCAGCCAATAATCCTGAAAGTTTTGTTAATGCAAATACTTTTAGAAAGTTTCTTGATAGTTTCTGCGGAACAGATACTCTTGGGAATTTAGTTCCTGATGTAGGACTAGGTGTAGCTGATAGGTATGGCGTTTCATTCAGACCAAGACAAAGTGTTTTCATTGACAGATATCTTTCTCTAAAAAATTATCTACAAAAAGCAAACAGGATTATGGCACAGTATCCTATAGTAGAAATGAAGAGTCTGAATCTTTTAAAGTCACAAGATCCCGAGCCAACAAGTGCAAGCGGACAATGGAATAAAAGGGTACTAACCTATGATGAACTTACTTACCAAAACCTTGACATAGTACCTAGCGGATACAAGTATCTAGTTGCAAATGATAGTACGCAGGGCGGCTTATGGACCATCTATCAGGTCCAGTCTGATAAAACTTTACTCCTGGCAAAACTCCAAAATTATGATACAAATCAATATTGGACTTACACTGATTGGATAAAGAGTGGATATAACTTATCCACAAGGCCAGTCAACGAAGTGCCTTTATACTCAGATTTGCTTACTTTCGATTCTACGTTGCGTGATGGAGATGTTGTAAAAGTCACAGCTAATAGTTTTGGCAAGTCGGAACTTTACCAATATACAAACGGTACTTGGGACAGAGTTTTTGCTGAAGATGCTACAATAGCAATAAGCAATTCTATTTGGGACTACAGTCAAGAGAATTATGGTTTTGATCTGGAAGTATTTGATAGACAAAGATTAGATGAATATCCAAATATAGAAACACGTCAAATATTAAAAGCACTCAATGAAGAGATTTTTGTAGGAGATTTATTAATACATCGTAATGAATTACTGCTCTTAATCTTTGACTACATTATGAGTGAGCAGAATGCTCCTGATTGGTTGTTTAAAACTAGTTTAGTTGATGTACAACATAAAATTAGAGATCTAAAAACATACCCTACCTATCTACAAGATAATCAAGATTTTGTCTTAAGTTATATTAACGAAGTGAAGCCGTATCACGTTAAGATAAAAGAGTTCAGTTTAAAATACGACGGTAACGATGTTTATCAAGGTAGTTTGAGCGACTTTGATTGTCCGGCTTATTATAACACTGACTTAAAGAAGTTTATAAGTCCAATATTGAATGGTGAAGCTGTACTATCAAATGGACTGAACAACGACAGTGCCGTACCGAGCTCAGATGCTATCTGGACCACCTGGCCATGG